CAAAACCACCTAATCCAGCTAAGTTAACTGGATCTGGTAATGCCCCAAGCATAGTTCCTGCCAAATTAGGTAAACTCCAGAAGTCTACATTTTTACGAATATTTTGTAATCGAGTTTTTGCATCCCATTGAGTTGCCAAGACTAATGCTTCTCCCTCAGTCATATCTTCCTGATAACTTATTCCAGGTCTGTAAGAAAGATGATCATCATTCCAGTCAGCTTCAGCTATTGGTGTTTGATTAGGAGACGACCATGACGCTAATCCTGCACTTAAATAACCTAATGTATTATATTGTAGAAATGATTCTTCTGCTGCAGATTTAAAAGTTTCAAATGCACCTGGTCGCCAACGACCAATAGCGTCTTCTAATCTTTTATTACCATAATTTAAATAGTCTTCTTCCCAAAAATACATTATAAATCCTCTCCTGGTGGTGGTGTATAATGGAAATATGTGGATGGAAATTGTTTATGTGGATGATCATAAGGTTTAAATTGTATTGCATCATAAACAGAAAAGACTCTACGTTCTTTTGTACCTACTCTTCCTGTGAACATTTCACGTCTTCTTTGATTGAAAAAAGCTGCAATTATAGGATCTGGTGCTTCTATATTTTGTCCTGCTCTACGTTGTGCTGCTTCCCAATCTTGTATCATATCCCATATTGGAATCCATACAAGATCCATATCCACTTGTTTAGGATCACTAATATCACGTCCTAATCCTAGAAGATTACTTGCTAACCCTTGTTGTTCATCACTTCCATATAATTCTGACCCTGGTCCAAATTTATCTATATAATGTTTAACTCGTTTCCTGCTCATATCTCTACCTGGAGTCATTAATCCCATATCTTCCATCATGAGTTTCATATTAGACCAGAAATTTGAACTTGGAATATAAGGTAATAAGGAAATAGGCCACGGATTTTCAATACCAAACATGCTTACAGTTTTCTTTGTTTGATTAAAGAAAAATGTCCACTGATCCCATGGATCCATATGTGCATCTAAATGTTCTGATGCTTCAGCTTCTGCGAATGATAGCATTTGCTCATCTTCTGAAATATTTAATGGCTCCCATGCAGCATTAACATCATCAGATTTCTTAACCATTAAATTAGCCAAAATTTCTACATTCGGATTAGCTTGATAAGGGCTATAATGCATATAATATCCTGCATCTTCTCGATCCACACTTGGATCTCCTCTTTGTGCAACTAATACATTTCTGTATCCTCCATTGGTAAGATCATTAATTGTCGCAATCCAGATATTTCCATTATTATTAAATATTCCTTCAACTATAGCATCAACAGTAGATGAAGATAAATTAGGATTCCTTCTTCTAAATTCATCATCCAGAAAGAATCTTAGTTCTTTTCCATGTACATTATGCGCTCTATACCATGTATTAAATTGATTATTCTCAATAATATCAAAATTGGTATCAAGACCATATTCTTTCATCTTTGATCTTCTATAAACTGTCCCAATACCATTAGGATTAGTAAATCCACCATTTTTATGAAGAATATAATCTCCATATAAAAGATTCATTGTTTCTTCTAATGCTTTATCAAAATATTGAATTCCTTTATATCCTTTCTGTGAAAGACCATATTCTATAAGATTTTTTTGAGAATCAATCATTGCACCGCCTACTTGATCTCCATATACTCTAAATATTGCTGGATAATTATTCATGACTGCCAGATTAATTTTCTGATCCTTATTCCTTTTAAATGCATTATCTTCTTTAGGATCAGGCACAGTTACAGTTCCAGACATACCTTCTGCGCCAAGTAACATCATAGATAATCTATTATCATATTGCGGACTCTGATCAAAAGCATTTGGTAATAGAAAATATCCTCCTCTTTTAAACTCAGGATGTGCAGCATCTTCTGCAAGAACCAAATCCATTATTTTACGTTGATATTTTATTGGATTATGACTCCCATCTTCATTAACAGACCATAGTCGTGCCTCCTCTTCATAAAGACGCATTTGTGCTTTTAACTTATTTAATTTAGTGTCTTGAACTTCTTCAGTCATTATCGATTCTATCTGTTAGTATTTAAATTCATACTCATTCTTTGATTTAATCTATCTTTATTTTTACTTACTTCTTGCTCTAAAATTGAAAGATCTTTACGATGATCTGCAAGTGTCCTAGTTGAATCAGTAACTCCTCTTGTTTCTATTACGGCATCCATAATATCTACAGGGATCTGTAGCTTTTGCGCAATTAACACTGCTCGTCTTACGGCTTTGGCTGCTCCCTCTGGCATATTTACTAATGGAAACTGGTTTTTCCAATAGTCTCCCTGATCCATTTCATCTATAATTGCACTTCTAGCTGTAGTAGGATTTGATAATATTGCTTTGCGTAACGCCAGTTGTGATTCTACAACATTTGCTAATTCATAATTTAAAAAGTATTTAATTGAATGACCTCTATTTTTATGCCTCCCTTTTAACTCAGCAAGATAGGCATCAATTTCATTAAATTCTAAAATAATTAAATCATTCTGAATATTCATCAGCTTCTTTTGTGCCGTATGATAAAACTTGATTTTTTCTTCTTGATCTTCATTAAACCCTCTACCAGTTTCTTCGATCATTTTATTTTCTAAAATTTGCAAAGGATTATAACCAGGACTTGCTTCTTTAATATTTGCAGGATTTAAATTAGCAGAAACATTACGCATTGTTGCAATATCAATAGTATGCTGCTCTTTTAATGCATTTAATAAAGCCTTTTCATTCTGATCTGTTCCTTCTACAAAACTTAAGTTCGATTTTTTACCTGAAATTTTCTTTGCTTTATCTAATACTTTCCCTAATGCAACAGTTGCTTCTGCCTCTGTTGAATAAGTCATTCTTAACATTGCACCTTGTACACTGTCTGGATCATGATAAATTTCAGTTATTTTCTCTCGACTTAACTGCCCTGGATATGTATCAAAATCGGTCCATTCTTCCATAAATGCTCTAGCACCTAAAGGAGTGTCTACTCTTCGCAACTGTGTTCCAAGATAATTTGCTTGTTCTATCTTTTTCTGGCTTGCATTATATTTTCTAACAATTTCAGTAAAATCTGTATCTTTAAGAAGAGTTTTCCCAATTCTGTTTTGCCCTTTAGTAACTATTTCTTTTTCGCCTGTTATCCACTCATATCCTGTATCACCATACTTCCATTCCCTTCGTCTTTCTTTTTTTACACTATCAGGTATAACTTTTTCTAGTTCTTCCAGAGACTTTAGTTTCCAATCTCCATTATTTTGTTCTGTAAAATATTTTTCTATATTATGTGGATTATTTATAATGTCTGTTTCTATGCTTTTTACAATATCAACATGATCACTTACCTGATTTTGTTTAGCTTCAGCAGTATTTAATTTTAATGCAATCCCCATCAATTTAGTGATAGCATTAGGATCTCCTCTAAAGCGAGCATCATTAAATGCCATATTTTTAACTTGATCAGTGGTTAATGGTGTTCCTTTAGCATCCATATCATATAATTTCTCCATCATATCTTGTATTGCATACGGATCAGCTGTTGGAGGTTTAGACATCTTGACATGATATTTTTCTATATATGGATATGTAAAATCAGGATTAAGAATATAGTCTACTAATTCTTTTTCACCACTATATCCAGTAAATTCATTTTTATATCTATATTCACTTTTTTCAGCTTTGGAGATCGCAGTATGTGGATCCGCATGAAATTGGGATCTGAAATGCTGTTCTAAAACTCCACTCATTAATGCAGTATGTATAGATTCAACATCTTTCATACTAATAACATTTCTTGCCTTTGCATCAAATACTCTGTCAGAAAAACGATTTAATATCTGGTCAATCTTTCTTTTTGCATCATCTGTTAATCCTCCTTCTTGCCCCAGATCTTCTGGTTTAGCTTCTGTTTTTAATAGGCCACCTAAATTACCTAACCTTCCTTTGGATAGTTGATACCTCATATAGCTATCATATGCTCTACCTGGTCCTTCTCCTCCTTGTCCTTCAAAGTTTTTTACATAATCTTTTGGCTCTACGGCAACAATAATATTTTTTTTATCATTAAGAATATCTTGAACTTGTCCTTGTATATCTAATGCTTGTTTATTTAAGCTCATCATTGTGTGTTCATTAGACAACTTAGACATTTGCCTCATTATTAATTCAGTTGCCTGTCCCTTTGCTTTTCTGTAATGATCTTTTACTTGTTTCCTAAATTTAGGTTGGAGTTGTTCGTATCCTTCGTATTCAGTAATATCTTTAAGGTTAAATCCTTCTATTTGTCCATTTTCAAAATCTTTCAGTACTTCTTCAGGTCTTATCTCGGAACCTTTTCTTTTTGGCAATTCATTATCAATATATTCAATAGTCTTTAATAAATCGGTATTTGTTCTATCGACAAATTCATCTGCTAATTCCTGATCTGCCTGGTCAGTAATCATTTTACTTGCCTTAACAAGAACTTGACTTGTAAATCCTTGTGAGGCTTCCCAAATTTTTGCTTCTCCTATCTTTTCTCCACCAGCACCTTCAAATGGGTTCCTGGTTTCCAGCTGTACAGCTTTTCTGTCTAATACAGGGGATGCTTTAGCTTTACTTGCATAAGAAGAAGTTTGTAACTCAGCCATTTATTTAACCCAATTTAAATGATTCAGTATTAAATTGACCTCCAGATCCAATATATGCAGATCCTCCACTTGTAAATGCTCCTATCATACCAGCAAAGAATGCTGAATCTGCACCAGATCTTGCCATATTTGCTGCTCTTCGTAATTGACTAACTCTCATCTTTAATTTCCAGTTCTCCATTTTATTGACTGAAGCAGCATTTTGTTGGATATTTGTTATTTGTTCATCAGTTTTCTGCATCAGGCTCAATTGGGTACTTGCATTTTGTATATGTTGATTAATTATCATTTCATTAGTTGTTCCTGCACCTAAAGCAACCCCACTTCCTCCACCTTCTGCTCTCATATTTTCTACTGTTTTCAATCCACTTAAACCCATAATACCAGCTTCTTCCATACCACGAGCCATAGTTTGATAAGCCAGCATCGTAGTACGCTTGTTTCTTTCTTGGGTATTAAAATGATGTGTAAGAATAGCTTCATCTGCAACCATATCATATTCATCAGCTTTCATGCCCATTCCTTCTTTTTGTGCCTGGGCACCCATATATCCTTGAAACATAGATAATAAAGCTATTCCTGCTGCTGCGTAACTCACGGTCCTCCTGTCTCTAGTTCTATTGATAATCCATTAATCTGCATGGGTAATGGACTAATACTATTAATTTTTACTGTATGAACATCCCAACCTATACCTGATAAGGTTTGTTTCCTGAAACCAGTAAAAAGGGATATAGGTTCTCCAGTATTCTGCTGAGTCGATCTGAATAACAGTTCTTCTGTTAAATCATTATATTCTATACGAATTCCCAGACTCTCCTGAATTAATGCTGTCAATGTAAGTAATCGTTTATTCCAGTTATATTGATTGTCTAATGTTGGAGGATTTAAAGTAGTCATCGAAGCATTATAAAACAATCCAGATACTGCAGTAGTTGATAGCTGATGATCTAAAGTAACATTATTACTTGCTACAGTTTTATTAGAATGTTCCATACCATTAGTACATAATCCGACTGATTCTCCATCTAAATGTGTTACGTCTAATACTTCTAATCGCAACTCAATTACTGCGTCATCAGCTGGAGAAGAAGTCAAATTTCTGTCTAAATTCCAGGTAGTAGCTGAACTTCCTGCAATAGTTTCGTATATTGTTGTATCTCCTGCAATTACAAAACGTGTACCTGTAGGTGGCACTTCTGTCGTTCCATCTACAACAAGAGTATTTCCTGTTTGCGATCCTCCATTAACAATAGGAACTACGGACATTATATCAGAAGTTTTATGTATCTTTGCACAGTCCAGAAAGGTTAACTCGTTCCGTGTTGTTACGTTTTCTGAAGGGAATCGGGTTAACACTTCAATATAAGACTTAGAAACACTATTAATTGTGCGGGAAACTTTAAACCAGACTTGATCATAATCTGTTTTTGGAATTATTGCTATATCATCAACTTTAGTATCTGTACCACCAAATGAATGTACTGACCATGCTTTAAACTTAACTTGTCTGTCATAACTTAATGACAAAACTTTTCCATTATCCATTATCATCCAGATTATTGGATTAGGACGCTCCTGCCAAGCAAGTTTAGTAATATTACTGGTAGATATAATATCATAGGCTTTCATCGAAATACGAGTTTGTAACCACTGATCTTCAGATCCAGAGAACTCTAATTCCTGTATTTCTCTACCACCTCTTTGGGGATATATAATTACGTTTGATACAACAACTGGATCTACATTAGTTGCAGAATATGATGTTTCTCTATTAATTGTAAATCTTTGAGGAGTTACAGTTAAGTTTGTTTCTGATCCATACAAGAAATAAACTCCTGCAGAAGTACCTAATGCAAGTCTTTTAGAATCAAGAAGCCAAAGTATTTCATCAAGTGTGTCAGAATCTATAGTAAAATATAATCCATTGGATGCACTAATAACTTCTGTAGTAACTCCTGATGTTAAAACTAACGGAGAGTCTTGAACTCCTAATTCTGTTGGTGCAAAATTGTAGAAATTACCAGTACGAGATAACCAAACTGTTGATGGCTCAACTGAAGTAGCTGCAAAGCAAAGTCTTTGCTGATAAATCTGGGATACGTTGGGATAGCCATTACCTGAAAATCCATTTGATATAGTTGCATAATCCCAATATCCGTTAAATGACCCTCTACGCCACTCACTTGATCCTGCACCAGCAGACGCTGGCGTTGTTCCAACAGGATCATACCCATCATCTGCATATACTGAACAATCAGTTTCAAGTTTTACAGTTGCTCTGGAAATACTATCAATTACTGTAATTTTACCCCATGCCCATCTAATTCCACCTCGTCTAGTTGTTGTATCAGCAATAGGATTAATTCTAATATGTCTTCCAACATCATCTGGAGTAAATAATAAACCTCCATTATTTTCTGTAGATGTAGCCCATACATCTGGATTTGTTGAAGTTCTATATTTAGAGTCTAATTTAATTGAAGAATTACGCTCATAGACACGTCTAAATAATTTAATATTTCCAGTGAATTGATCCCCTGGAGTTGGAGGACTTGCTGTATCTTTATCATGATAACCAATATCAAATGCAGGTCCATTCGGTGAATCAGATATTTGGAATGATACTGCGGTTGCATACACAACATAAAAATAATTATCTTGAACAAGAACACCTCCTCCTGAAACTAAATACCCGCCTAAACATGCATCTGTTCCTGCAGCAATTCCTTTTTTTACAATAATCTGTGTATTATCTGTAAGTGCATTAACAAATAAATTAATCTTTTGACCAACCTGTAATCCATGATTTGCCAATACTACAACATTATTTGTAGGATCAAATTGAACATATGCTATCTCATCGTTTACTTCTAATGAGTTATTAACACTTTCTAATGCTACTAATGACTTATCTGGATCTGCATTAGGATTTTCATAAGGACCATCTTCTTGAACATAATCACTTATAGTCCATACAGAATTATCTTCTGCCCTGGTTCCTGTTGTTGCAATAGTACGAGAAAGAAGGAAGGGTTTTCGTGTAGGACAAGTAAAGAATATTACATCACCACTTTGAGTCCATGAAAGATTATCTATTTCATTAATGCTGTTTGCTGTATTTGTAAACCACCTGTGTGATTTAATTACATATGGAGTAGTTACTGCTCCAGCAACGCCAAGTAATTTATCTTGAGAGAAAATTCTTATATATGGTTTATTACTAAATGAAATAGTTCCAGCAACGGTTGCTGTAAGTGCATTACTAATTGTTATGTCAGTTCCATTAGAAGATATAGCTGTAATAACACTGCTTGTATCAGAATTAGGATACGGAATTATAGTAGTCCATGTATGATCTGTAGTTCCTGACCCTGCATCTGTCCAGTCAATAGCACCACCTACTCCAGTATTCGGTTCTGTAGCTACCTGAAAAGTATTAGCTGTTTCATCTCTAACATAATAATTTGTATCTGCACTTATTCCAGTAGGTAATGTTCCTGATGTAGTAAATCTTATCCTATCATTTCCAACTAGACCATGACTAGCAGTTGTATGAAACCTTAATTCCCCACTATTATTATCAACATTTGATATAGCCATTGATGTAGCATTATCTACACCATCACCAAATAAATGCTGACCTACCGACAGTGCTGATGTGGATGACATTGATACTGTAGTAGAAGCATTTGCACCTGTACATGCTATTACAGTATCAGCAGCGGATTCATCAAAGCCTATCTCAATAACATATGCATCTGTACCACCTTTAAAAAATGGAATTAATCTTGATACAGCTGTTTGCGACTCTGAAATATACAATGTGCCTGGACGCTTTATCATTGGCCCCTCAAGCAAAGGAATCATGTTCTCGGCATCTCCTACCCCATAAGAGTAAAACTCTTCAGGAGAGCGACCATGAAGGCTTTTTGCGAGTACTCCTTCAGTAAACTTAGGTTGTTGAAACTCAAACGTGGGCATTAAGATGCTGGTGGCGTAAAGTTATTATTTACAGCATAACCAATAGAAGGAGTTGACCAGGTTCTATGTGGTTGCCCAGACTCTCTTCTGCGAGCATTCCAGAATGTTGATTCTTCCCTATGTTCTGGTGTCTTGTCTTTAGAGTTAGCGGATCGTGCTTCTTGAAGGGCAATAATCCACTTCTGCATCATTCTTTCTTTTAATCCGTCTTTTCCTGTTAATGTTTCCGATATTTCAACTGCTAATTTTAATGCTAATGCTTCACCTAGAAGCACATCTAATGTATTAACATCGACAGGATTAGCTACATAGAGAATATTCAAGGTTTTTTCATTTGATAATAACGTATCGCCTTGAAGTCTATATTTTGATACAGGCCATACCTCTACAGCTTTTATAAAATCTGATGGTAATTGAAATGTTGAATTCCATCCAAACAATGGATCATCTATCTTAGTCAAAGCAGCACGTTTCATTGCAGAGTTCCAATCATGCATTCTAAGTACTCCTTCTACTGTATGATCTATTCTTGCTGAACATATTCTCGCTCTTGCATTATCATCAGTTAAACTCTGTATAGGAGCCTCACCTAAATTGGATAATGCTAAGTTAGCTATTTGCACTTTATTCATAATTTACCTTTTAAAAAGAGGTGTAGAGACTTATTGACCATGGATTGGAAGACTGGACCATTCCAGCCTTATTAGCAAAATAAGTTCTACACCCCTTATGTTATGCAGTTAACAACATCGTTGTATGCCATCCGTCGCCTAGACCGTACTAGAATATGGGGCATAGCTAATAAATACTATTAACCGCATTATGGTTAGTCGATTGTATATTTAATCGTAACAGTTATAGTCTCACCCGATGTCCATTTGGCTACCGAGTTTGTAACTATAATCGTTGCACCATCAGGATAAGACAAAGGCACTACACTAGCTGTTGTTGCATTCTGTCCGCTTTCAATACTACGATTGAAGTTGGATGAATGAACAACAGGACCTAGAAGTGCATCAGAATCAGTAGTAGTAACACCACCAGATGTTACTATTGTTCCTAATTCTAATTTTGCCGTACCTGTAGTTGCTGATACGCCCATATGCGCTTCCCATACTCTTGCTCCTCTTGGCAGTTCACCAATGGTAAGTACATCACCAACGGTTACCGCAGAAGCAGCAGGAATAAGATAGGAATCAGACAGGACACGCATTCTTCCACCCATTGAATGAGCATCGCCCATTTTCATAGGTACAGAATTCGCCTTAGTCTGTTGGGTTCCGTATACATTTGCCATATTAACTCCTTATATAATTAAAGTTAAGCGTTCATCTTAAAGGACTCAACCTATTAATTAGGACATTTTGAGGCAATCAATTTGAACAACCATTTCCTCCCAGATGCGAGTTGCTCCCATATCCATTTCAAAATATGCATATGGTGTGAAACTTTTATCTGCTCGGGGTTCGATCTTCGTCACAGGATCCATCCAGACACAGAGCGAAAGCCCTGCAGGGTGAAAAGCAAGCACTTGCTCACCTGTATCACCGCCTGTCATGGTTACATTTGTGGGAAGACTTTCATATTTGATGAACTGGAATCCTGCAAAGAAGTTTGTTTCACCTTCTACCAATGCACGAATATTGTTGTAGTCTATACTCTGTATAGCCGTTGCATGAAGCAGAGCTTCAATCTGTGACTGTGAGCATACACATACATATAACGGATTCCCGCCCTCATCGTATTGATCAGCTTCGTTCTGAGCAAGTATTCGTCTTGCACGAAGAAGTTTGTCAACAGAGAGAGTGTAATCACCTCCAGCATTTGACATACCTCTTGTCTCAGGTGCAGGAGAAGAGCCATAGGCAAACTGAACACCAATAAACTGATCTCCAATAGTTTTACCAGAGAGAGTTGTTTCAGTGCTTGAACTTGACCAGGCTACTGGCGACGCTCCATCCATTGCTCCACTTTCGGACTGATATGCAGTTCCAAAAGCAGCATCAACGATGATCTCATCCATTTTACGAGCCATAGCCATGCTAGTAGCTTCTGCATAAGGCTGAAAAACGTCATAGTTCATACGACGCTGGTCAAATCCTTCTACAAAAAACCCTGCATGATAGGGTCGTGCTGTCACTCTCCTGCGCTGATGAGCAATAGCTTGAACAGGAGAATCTGCGAAACGTGTATTTTTGTTCTCCGCACTTACACCACCGATTCGGTCAATGAACTCTGCAATCCCTGAACAATCAAGTTTTTGAGATACAAAGTTACGCAGACGAGTCGTCTTTTGCTGTAACATGTGTTGAACATCCTGCGCATAGCGTTGGACATACGAGGTTTCGATATCACTAAATGTTGGCATATTGTTTCCTATAAAGTTAAAAAAGGTTCAATTGCCTAGCGATTATCCAAACGGGTCGCAGATAATTTATTAGAAGGTCAAAAGATTATCTTCTTATAAATTTCTTATTTGGCTAAATTATCTTGCTGGATAAGCTGTTCTAAACAACCCATCCATTTTCTTGGATGCTGCTTTATGGTTAGCATCAGTTTTATCCAGGTAAGACTTGGAGAATTCTTTATCTCTATAAAGACTCTCAATCTCCTCCTTTGCTTGCGCTGGACTCATTGCTTGCCCACCTATACCAGATCCAACTACTAATTTATCATCTCCTAGCATTTCTCCAACTTTAGAGAATGCTTTTAGTAGTTCAGGATGATTACCTAAACCAGTTTCATCCATTAATTTACTAAATTCTGGAGATGCAAATTGTGCAAATGCACGTTGAGCCATATCAATTTTGCTGTCGTAATTTCCTCCCCATTCACGTTTTAATTCAATCTGGCTATTCACAGCATAATCTGCATTAGCCTGATCATTCGCTTTGGTTTGTTCCTGTTCAACAGCAGCATATAGCTGTAGCATATTTGCCGCTTGATCCTGTGTAAGACCTAGTTTGTGTACTGCTTCACGATAAAAGTTTAATCTTTCATCTCCTGGTTCAGTACCAAACTCGTAACCTTCAGGTGTTTCTGGTCTACCGATCTTGTTGTAGAAATTATCCCTTGATTCACCTTCTTGTGGTATCTGAACAAGATGATCGGGATTCCCACCTATTTTTTTAACTGCATTAACGTAGGACTTTGCTAAGTTATCTACAGAGGTAAATGTCTGAAGACTTGGTTCATTTCTCAAGTTCTCAGGCAATGATGAAGGGTCGAATTGCATTCTGTCAAAGTGAGATGCATCGGGTGTCCCTGCATCAACTCCAGAAGCAACTTGTCCTGATTGATCAGGGGATACTTCAGTAGTCATTTCTTCCATTATTGTCTCCTTTTAAGACGTTCATCATCCATTTGACCTAAACGCCTTTTAACAGCATCAAGGTCAGTTTTTAAAATCTCCATTATTTGTACTACAACTGATCTTTGACCTTCCTGAAAGGCGGAGATATAAGGATCAGGAGTTTGCATAAATTTATAAACATGAAATTTACGAGCAAGAATTGCAAGAATTTCTTTACCTTCATCTGTACCAAAAACTTCACGAAATAATTCAACTTCACGCTTCTTTTCTCCAAAAGGTAAATTCATGCTGCTTGGGCACGTTTAGCTTGTGCATTAGCCTGACTTTCATCTACTTGTGCCATAACTTGTGCCTGTTGCTGTTCCATTGCGATCTGCTGTTGTTGCTGTTGTCTTTGTACAATTTCCTGTACTTCTTCATCAGAGCGTAAATTCGATGGAGGCACTTGCAATACTTCAGCAGTATTCTTAAGTATCCTTTGTGTATCAAAATACATTGGAATTGTTTGATCAATTTGTGCAAGAGGCATAATCATTTCAAATAACTGAATCATTGAGTTAACTTCACCACTCCTTAATGAAATAGATATAGGATTTAAGTACTCTATTCTATAACCTACATTTTCTAGTTCAGGAGGAGGTGGACCTAACATCATTGAACGCATCAATATATTTACAGTCCGTCTGATCAGCGGATCCAGGAACTCAGTTTCTTGACGTGCTAGTAAAGGACCAAGAACAGGCATACGCTGACGCATTCTTACAGAAACTTCAGTAGCACTGAATCTCATCACATCACCATCTGGAGCAGTAGGACCTGGAAGTTCCAATACATCAAGGAAAAAACCTTCTTTAATTGAGCCAATTAATTTTGCACTTAAGTCCTGTGCATATTCTACTCTACCAGCATTAGGAGCAGGAAATATCATATCCTTTCCTCCAATACCTACATTGTAGTAGTTAATAGCATCAGGTGTAGTATCAAGAGGATCGAGGAGTCCAGAATCAGGTACAAACATTGGAGGTGCAATAGCTTTTTGTACACCTTTTAGGTAAACTTTTTCAACTTCATTCATCAGGCGCATATCTGGGAGTACTTCCCATGCTGGACCTCTACCATATATTTCTCTATCTGATCGCTCCCATCTTGCACAGATGTAAGGCATTTCATCATATCCACCAATTTGAATTACATGCTTTTTTTCTTTTAAGTATGTAATTGAAACATAAGGTTTTTCCCATTTTTCAGGTAAAAATTCCATTAACGTCCAAGATGGAGTAACTACATGCACTACATCAACATCCTCTAGCATTTTATCGCCAAAGCCTTTTTTCAGAATATCTTCAGGAAGACTTTCAGCTGGATATCGACTTACTAAATCTTTCGCAGTTTGCTTATAGACTCTGTAGATCGTGTCAATTTCCATTTCACCGCCAGCAGCCAAAATACAGTCAGACAAAGGAAAGTTCCTAAAACGAGGACCAATACCAGGAATATCTTCAACAAAAATGATGCCAGTCCCAAAAGCCCCTGCTTCAAGATAGTACTGATATACTGCACTATGGAAATTTGATGATGGTCGTGATATATGATGTTTGATGATTCGTGTTGCATTTTCTAACCATAATTGGACATCTCTTTGTTGATCTATTTGAGTTATTCCAGAAGTTAACTTGAACCACTCAGCACCCATTGGAGTAAAAACATTATGTATTTGGGAAGCAAACCTCTTTAATGCACGCATAGCAGTACCCTCAAATGCCATTTCAAGACGTTCTTCTCCTAATGATCGCTTTGAGGTAAAATCAGACCTGTGAGGAAGTACGTACTCAGCAAGTTCCTGCCAATGACGTTCCCAGGTGGATCTGTTACCTTTTAAATATTCAAAATGCTTATCAATCCTTGTACCTAAAGGATCTTTTTCTCCATAATGTGCCATGAATTACCCTATGTTTCCGTAGCCACCTTGATTAATTCTTGATGGTGCTGTTGCTCCACCACGATCTTTAAAAGTCTTTTTTTCAAGTATATCTCGTCTTCTAGGTCCTTCCATTCCAAATGGGTCACCTTCTAGTCCAGTCTTTCCACCTCGTAAAAACTGACTTCCGAGACTTTCTCCTATTCCAACAAATGTGCTTGCAACACCAGAAACTCCTTCACTTAGCCAGTCATATTGTGGTTGAAATGCGTCCTTAAGGAAAGTACCTACTTGTGGAATGACTGTATCCTCTACCTCTTCAGAATTAAAAAACCAATCTCCTCTAGCTGCACCTTCTTTATTTTTGTCATACCAAACTTGTGGATTAACAATAAGTGAATTTGGATTATTGATATTTATTGATGCATCAAGTCCCTGATGTGTAATATCGCCAGCCAAATTAATAAGGCTTACGCCTGAATCTGCAATATTTGCTAATCCTTCAACATTTGCCTCTACATTTTCTACTGCATCTGAGACAGTTGTATTAATTCCAGACTCAAGATCATTAAGTGAATCAGTATTTTCATCTATAATATTTTCAATTCCTTCATTAGCTGAAGCAATATTTGTATTAGTAGCACTTTCCCATCTATCAAATTCTTCAAATAAATTCTGCCTATACTGTTGGAAATCAGACATGGAAAAACCTTCCATATGTTTTAACATATCTAGACCAGCCATCCATTGACTCTGAAATTTAGTATCCCAATCCCATTTTCCAGGCATCCATGTTTCTTTCATTTGGGCTTTATCTGTCCAAGACGCAGCCATATCTTCCATGCCAGTATCTGACCAGACATCTGATAGAGCATCTGCTCCTTTATCCCACAATTCCTGTCCACCTTCTCTCATTTTTCCCCAAGCAACTTGAGCATTAGCAGCCTGTCTTTTTGCTTCTTGTTCAGCAGCAGACCATACTGAAGAGCCAGCATCAGTGGCTGCTCCATATGGATCAAAATCAGGTAAATCAATACCTGTTGCATCTTCAAATTTGTCTTTAAAATATGACATATTATCTCCTTATGCTAAAGTTTCTACTTTTTGTCTTCCACGTTGAGTTTTAGTTAGATCATGTGCAAGTACACCACGATTTACAAGTTCTTCCCTGCGAAGAAATGATTCTATCTCACCTGGACGTGTCCAGTTACCCTGATTAATTAGACTTGGATCTTCAGCTTCCGAAACTGCGACATTATTTGAAGCGGATCCACCACCACCACTATATCTGCTACCATAACCTTCTACATCTGTACCAAATAGATGGTGAGATGTTTTTAAAGCTACATCTTCTCCCCAATCAAGAAACTGTTTTGTAGATCCTCCTACACCTGTTAATCCCCCTTCCCAGAGAGGAGATAATTTTCGTGATTTATCCATGTACCATTCTTCAGCACCTGACCAGCTTCCACTGCCTTTCATTAACTTCTCGCTTAAATTTTCTACTCCTTCTTTTTGTCCAAGTAGTTTAAGATTTACTGCTTCATTACCCCATTTATTAAACATTTTATCTTCTTTTAATCCCTGGAAACCTTTAGTAAGAGTAGTTAGGAATTTACCTCCTTCACCACCAAACCTAAAATGGTCTGCAAATTGATTCCAGTATTTACCTGTGGATCCACCGAAGCTAAATTTCATAATATCTCCTATGCATATAGACGTTTCTCAATAGGAAAGTAGTTCCATTCACCAGGAGCAGAACCAATTGCTTTCCTTTTACGCTGTTTAGTTTCTTTATTTAAAGATGCAAACTGGAGGGATTGAGTAGCATATCGTGTTGCACTCATCAGGTCATCCAGATTTTTAACAATCTTTCCATCTTTACGATGGTACATTCGTATCTCTTCATACCAGTCATTCAAATAACTAAATACCTTAAATCTGCCAGTTTCCATACGTTGCAGCATTTCCATAATTCCAGGTTCAATCGTAATATCTCCACCAGGATTTTTAAAATGTGTATGCATCATCTTAAGTCCCTGCTTCCTGTATATATCTGCAAGCGACTGACCAGAGCCTTTATCATGCTGTGATCCATCATGAGGCCATACCACTGGTATCCATGCCCCACGTTCCTTTATTGCAGCTGCATGAATTACTGGAGTTGCAGCAGACTGTCTATAGCAGTCATAAACGTAGACAACATCTGTATCACGATCCCATGCAAGCCACACGGCAGCAGTAGGATGGTCCCAACCGAAATCTATACCACAGACTCGAGGCCAGTACTCTGGTATAGCAAATGGCTCGCATCGGATCTGGTCTTCTACATTAGGAAATACTAAGCCTGAACCAAATACAGGAATACCTTTAGAACGCATTTCACGTTCATGTGGCGGTAATGCTCTCAGTATTTCTTCCTTTACAGCATCATTTAAGTGGGGTGCATCATCCCATGTTGCTGAGAATAGTGCCTGAGAGTCACCAAGTTTAGTCATAAACTGTGTTACTACAGGAGTCATTCCTGTTTCTGGAGTAAATGTCATGTATACAAGACCTCCAGATTTAAGAGATGCACGAAGTGCCTGTGAGTAAATATCTTGTGGAGGTTCCTCATCAAGCCATACTACATCTACTGCTTTACCCATCCACTGTTGTTTACCCTGCTCATAGGATTTAAACATTAATTTTGAATTCTTACCAGATGCATGTTTAACAACAAGGCTTTGGATTGCATTTGGGATTCCTGGCAATCGAAGCGGTTGACCTACTATAAGGTCTTTCGGGATTGCTCCTTTGCCGTAATCTTCTGGATCACCAGGTTCGCCCAACAATTCTGCCTGTACAATATCTCTTGTATTACCAGTAGTATTACCAGCTGCCCAAACAGTAACAGGACGCTTAAACCTTGCGCCTGTCCACCAATCTGGATATATACCAGTTAAATGTATTGCTAGTTCTACAGCACCACAATATGTCTTACCAGTCTTATTTGCAGCCATTAACAGTCGTTGCCGTGCTAATTTGCCTTTATTGTCTTTAGCATTATGAAACCTTTTCTGATATTCATAAGGCTCATACTGAAGAAGTTTATTTGTTTCTTCAGCTTCAACAATTGCTTCTGCTATTTGTATGGCACGTTCTGCGTTACTCACATCCAACTCTCACCAAATATCTTCTTCATCTTTTTTTATTTTATTTTTACGCTTGTTTTTAGCTTTAATAACTGCAGGACTAAGTAAATTACCTTGTTTATCTTTTACAAGTTTAGGTGCGTTAATACCAGGAAACTTTTTTTGTAAAAGACTTACTTTAGATTTTTTATTTGCTTTTGTATCCGCTTTCTTTTTTGTTACAGCTTTAACTTTAATGTCTGCGGATGGTGTTTTTTCCCAATCTTTTGATCCTTTTAATTTACGCCATTGACCTTTAGGCGAATAATCATACTTATTAGTTGGTCGTCTAGCTGGTTTTACATTCAGATCCTTCCCAGGCTTAGGACTAGGAGTTGTTTTTTGAATAACTTTCTTTGGAGCATCCTTGCCAACAGTTGGAGGATTGTTAAGTGGAGGACTCATTTCTGGATCTTCCCAACCCTTTTGTCTACCAAATTTATCAATACGACCAGGAACAGTAGGCCACTCTCCAGTCATTTCAAAGATTTTCCAACCTTCTTCTCTTGTTAACATATGTTTATTAGTCTGCTGTGCAGCATAGAGCAAGGCATCATGGTATCTTTGTGCTTGTTGTTTAGGTTTCCAATTTAATGGCTTATCTTTTGTACCATAACCATATTCAGGGTGATAATCCATAATAGTCTTTGCCCCCTTAAGCTGGTTACTTTCAGGTGCAGTAGTTTGGAGTACCCGCCTTTCATTTTTAATATCTCTAGCCTGTGATCTAGTAATTGAAGGTCCATGCTTATCAATTACCCATTGAGGCCATTTATTTTCTCCTACAGGATGAGTCGTCTTACGTTTCATTGCCCATTGAGGAACTGGATGATCAGTCTCATATGAACCCTCTATTGTTTTACCAGTTAGCTGGTCAGTTGGTTTATTTTCAACATCAAGTCTTGTAATTAACTGTCCACCCAATATATTTTTTGTTCTTGACTCTGGAAGTCCAGTATCTCTTGCAGCGACTATTTCTCTTGATTGCTGCCATCTGGTATCCCAACCACCCCAAAACTCTGATCTTGATTTAAATCCACCTTCTCCTGAAACTTCTCTAGTGAGTATTTCTTTTTTATCATCAAAAGTTTTTCGTATATTAGGTTTAACAATATTGGGATGTGCAATTTCCTTTTTAGGTGTCTCAGTAGAACTAGAATCAGTCTGTTTAGATATAAGACTCCCTCCACTTTTTTTCTTGATACCACCTTCTTTTATTCTAGTAGCATCTAGTAATTCTGCTAATTTCCTTTGTGATGCTCTTGACATATCAAATACCTTTGTATTTACTTTTTCTTATAGTCTCTAAAGATGGGAATGGTCCTCCCATTTCTTGAGGTGCCATTCTGTGTAAGAGTGCTGATCCATATGTACCATCTTTTGCACCTTTTAACAGGCTCAATCCGCTTTTCTTGCGACGATATGGAGGATGTTTCATTGCTTTTTCCTCTCTTTTCGCTCTTTCATGACGCACAACATCACCAACTGCACCTATTGGTGCCATGAGCATACTGAATATACCTAATGTTGATCCTCCTACTGGACCCCGAACAACTTTACCTACATTTTTACCTAATTGTTTAACTGCGGTTTTCTTAACTTTTCCTTTAGTCATGTATTCACCAGTAACCCTACTCTTGAACAATTCGATGGTTTCTGGACTAGGGCCAGCACCAGTTGTAACATTTTTCTTTCTTACATCTTTAATAACTGTCAGGGCTTTTTCTACATTTTTAGGATCTCCAAAGTACTTTTGTGTTGCTGCTATAACTTCTTTGCGTGTTCCACCTTCAAATAAATATCTACCTGTACTCACTTCTGATGATTTCCATCGCTTAGTATCTGGAGCTTTTGAATAAACTACATTTATACCATGTATATTCTCACCTTTAGATACTACAATATCAAAAGATTGGGTTTTACCTCCTATACCATAGGTTAATACATCTCCAGGTTTGAATTGAGGTATCTTTGGAGCATCGACTTGAGGCGCAATATCTGCTTGAGTAATAGGTGCTGTATTAGATGTGGTAGCTCCTGGAATTCCTAAATCACCTTCTCCCATGTACTTAGTCATATCTACGGCTGGAGTTTCACGTTTACCCATAAACTCAAGAAAATCAGCAGTTGGAGTAGATACCTTCTGCCCTTTGCCTAAATGTGCTATTGTAGCACCTCTTTCTGGTGGAGGCTTCACATATGGCTTTTCGCCTCTATCTTTATATTCTTTTATTTTTTGTTCTATATAGGCTTTATACTTCTCTGGTTCACTCAGAGCAAATTCCTTACGTTTGGACATGCCAATTAGCTGAGCATGGGTAGGTTTAAGAACTTTTTGCTTTTCTCCAGGTATTGCTGTTACAGAAGTTGTTCCTGCATCTTCCATTACTTGTGTTCTGATTTCACTTACAGGCTTGATTCCACTCTGATCAGGATCCACAGTCTGTCCCGTCTTACCAGCATCATATGAAGTTAATAGTGTTCCTGGTTCTTTCCTACCATATTTTGCTTCGATATTTTCCATATCCTGCTGCATAAGCAAGTTGGTACGATCCAAATGTGCAGCTGTATCAACATCTGGTGCAATTCCAGTTACAAATTCACCAGTTTGGGCATCAAACTCTGCTGGAGGATTTAAATACTCCTTAACAGCATCTTTAACTGAAGTATGTTTAGTTGTAGTACCATATGCATGTTGCTGTGCAGCCCTGAGATTCGTTGTTAAGGCAGTTTTTGGTGTTTCTGCTACATCAAGGGTATTTACCCATTCAGAAGGTGTAACTCCAGTATCAACTTGTTCTGACCAGTAAACCTGACCTTCTTTCAGCCAAGTATGCGCAATTTTACCACCTTTACCCTGACCAGGAAAAGCAGACATCGGAGGATTGTAATCTGAGACATCTGACCATATATCTTCAGTAATAGACGTTACCCATTGCGGTTTAGTAGTTAAAACCTTAGTTTCTTTTATTGTTCCTTCATGTTCACTACCTAATTCATCCATCCATGAAGTTACAGGGGTTTCAACTCGTGGATTTTCGAATTTTTGAATGATTTTTCCTTCATCATCAGTCATTTGGGCAAAATGTGAACTTCCATAGCGTTCAGTCATTCTGTCAACATTAACACCATGATCTCTTGAGAGGCTAGTACTCGCCAATTTAACATTTTCAGGCAAATCTGGACCTTCACCAATAGTTTCACCTGTTATTGTCTTACTACCGACATAAGTAGTTTCAGTTTGCCCAGATATTTGCTTATATTGCGGTTTTTCGTAGTTAGCACTTGATAAATCTGTTAATACGGAGCCTGGATGCCATCCTTTTATAGATTCCCATGCATCTTCTGTTAAGTATGGCTTAGACGAATCGCCTTTATAGTGTATATCAAGCTCTTTATTGATTAAGAATTGTCTTGCACCTGCCTTAAATTCCTTTTCCATTTCTTTATTCTTGAATTTTTTAGCATTTACAGCATCAATAAAGAAATCTCTGACTTTAGTAGGTGCAGTTTTGGTGCGTATGCCCCTTTCTTTAACATATTGTGCAACACGCTCAAACATTTCCCTTGCCATCTGTTCTGGCTTCGACTCAAGCGTACCTGATCGTGTGAAAAAGGCTTTCTGTTTCGCTCCAATACCCTGGATATATGCTTCACGTCTATCAATTGACTCCTGCCATGTAACTCCTTGCTGAGAAAATTTTTCTTGCGTTACTGGCAGAATGTGGATGCCTTTTTTATCAAGAAGGTCATGTATTGCCTTTTCAGGCATTTTTTCCTGAAGTGCTTTATGACGTAAGTTCCTATTATATTCTCTGGCAGCGTGGACAACTATTGAGCCTACAGAGGTGCGGGGCTTTAGAAGATGAGTTTTTTCTGTTTCTTTAATGCTTTTAGGAGGGGCTTTGCCAATTTTTCCTTTATTTTTCCATTCATGGTATTTTTTTCTTATTTCTTTATCTGCCTCTAAATAATCATCCCATGTCTTTCTTCCTCCAGTCCATTGGAGACTCTTTGATCCTGCTGTCCATTGACCCTTGATTTTGGTCTTTTCATCAACCTTACCTAAACCAGCAGACCTGGTGATCCAGATTTTACCAAGATTTTCTTCTGCAGTTGCAACATTGAGGAAGGATTGCCTGATTTTAGATGCAAGATCCCTATCGCTTAATTCCCAATCTCCTGCAACCTCAATATATCGTTTTTCTGGTTTCTCAGCCATAGGATTTAAGAAATTTAGTTAACAAAGGACCTTCAAGCCTGTAGTTCATTGGAAACTCCATTGAATGTATCCTCATTATAAAATCAATTGATTTCTTACTATCTGCTTTGTTCCAGAGTTCAAGGAATCTTTCTGCAATAGCCAATGATTCAACTTCCATTAAGGAGTCTATCTTCTGACTTGTATCTAATGAATGAAAGCCTGTTGTCGGTACAAGATCAAAAAAACCATCTGCATTCTGTGCAATTGCAATTTCTTCAGACATAAATAGTATGAACTCTAGTTGCCTTACTTACAGTTTTCTTTTTTCTTATATTACTTTTTTCTGACTTTGCCTGTTTCTTTTCTTTAATATCCTGCTCCCTTTGCCCTGTTAACAAAGTCTTCTTTGCATTATATTCCTTTACAACCTCTTTATTCTCAGCAGCTTCCTCTGGTGTTAAGTCCCTTGTCTTTCCAATATCTGTTAACATGGTCAATCCCTTACCAGCATAGTTATGCTTTCCACCATGAGGGTTAGACGCATAAGGCTTCTTATCTGTCTTATAAGGATGATTACCAGGCATTATTGACTTTGCTTAGTGATTAGGCTATGTGTATCCCAATTCTTGAAAGTCTTATTAGTATGACTGTACTTTAACATTCCTCTGCCACTTGGTCTGGTTCCATCATGTTTGTGGTGTCTGGCATCGAGTGCATTCATGTTTGCTTCTCTGTTGCGTATCTGTCTTTGCTCAGTAGGGCTTTGAGGAGCAGATGGACTCCCGAGATCCCTAACTGGTTTTTCAATTGGAGGACTTAATGTAGGAGCATCCCATTTACCCATGTTGTAAGGAAAACTCTTAGGATTAGTTCCAAACCATTGATGTGCTAAGTCATTCCAGAATTGTTCTGTTTTTTCAATTGTTTTATGAGCTGCATCCCTAACTTCTGGCTTCAAATCAAAAGGGTTCAATGATTGAGTTGCCCTGAGAGAATCACCAAAAGCACCTCTCGGCTTCAGACTCCTTCTTGATGATACACCAGTTTTCTTACCAGCGTTAGCCATTCTTCTTGTTTGTGCTGTATGACCCATTTTACTCTCCTGTTATTTCTGGTCCACTTATCTGCTTTCTTGTACGCATTGAATGAACCAACAGCTTTGCACCATCCTTACCAACAAGTGCAATCAACTGCTCGTTCATTTCCTCTATGTTCTTTCCTATTGCATTCTCATCATACGCTTTATATCCTGCCCTGTCCAATATATCTTTTGCAGCACCAAGTCTCACAGTCTCACTCATTGCGTGATCCATAAGACCTTCCACTACTGCCAATGCTTTAGGACCAGATTGCCTTAATCTCTCCTGCATTCGCTTTTCAATCTCTTCCTGGTGTTTTCTTTTGAGGGCGTATCCTGTGGACTTATTAGGCTTGTAACCACCTTCCTGCAAAGATGCCATTACATTACCAGTCTCTACATACGTCTGTATAAAAGTCTCGCTATCTGGCATCGATATCCTTTAGTGGTGTGGGGGCGGAACAAAGGAGCTTGAAAACCTACCCCCACTCTTTTGTAAAAGTTATAGAAAGGTCTAAACTATAACTAAATAAGATTCTTCCAAATTCATTCCAGTATGTCAAGTTTTTTCCTTAGAAAATATATTTTCCACTGTTATATTACTTAACACTGTTTTCTCTCTCATTTAGGGGGAGAGGACATTCATATAGGAGGCCAATCACGTTTTGTGGGGGGCGGGGGGTCTTACAAGCTGATGGGGCAAAGGCATTAGGTACAAAATACACACCGCTAAAAGCATTGCACACGTCTGATGTGGATACTATAGACTACTTATCTGTTAAGTAATCTATCAGTACAAAGTAACACTCAGATAGTACTGTATATATATTAGTATAAGCATAGACACATGTATATAAAGATACTAGGTATATACTTATATATTATAATATAGAAATAATCAAGTGCATTCGTATGGTCTTCTAAGCTACTCCTGTTCTTCTTATCTTTTCCTTTTAATGTAATATATGTAGTTTGCTCGCTCCGCTCGAGTATGTTGCATATTTCGAGGTACCAGGAATTCATTCTGGTTGCCTAACTTTAGTAAACCTTCCATATGGAGAACATCATGGAAAACTTAATGCAAGTTGACACAAGTAAACTAAACAAAGCTGAACTGCTCGAGTACTGTAATTCATTAAAAGCAGGTTTAAGCAATATGGCTCAGCAAGGCACTAAGCCACTCAAGTACACAAACTGTCGTTCAGTCACATTTCAAGCGAATCAAGCTGAAATGCCATCTGAGGATGCACCAGAGATTATGGAGCAACTTCGGAACCTGAACGCCATTAAGCAGTATGCTCAACTTGTAGAAGAATGGAAATCTGCGAAAGTACAGGTTACAGACCGTTGGGGCAATGTACGCAATGTAAAGCGTGTTCGCACCTACGAGGAAATTGATATCCTTGAAACAGAACAGGAGTTGAAAGCACGTCTGGAAACTGCCGTAGCGACCAGAGATCCAAAGCATCCAAAATACGAAAAAGATGCAGCACCTGGTCAAGGTTGTGGCACTTCTCACAAGATTTACCATTTAAACGAGAGTCTTGACCAATTCAAGCCTGATGATAAACATTCAGGATTCAAGGCTCCAACTTGTTTCGGTACAAATGTTCAACAAATACCTCACGAGCAATATGAGGAGTTGATCCAACGCAACCCTGAGAGCAAAAAGCAGAGAATGCATGCTCACATAGTTATGCAAGAAGAAAAAGTAGCATAACACGCTAGGTTGCATCACACAGGGGGCATTGCTCAGTCGGCAGTGCCTCCTTCGCTCAAAGCACTTAAACGGCTTAGCGAACTTTAGTTAACCCTAACGAGAATCATCATGTATGTGGAATATAACGAAAACGGAACAGTCTCATGGTTTGACTCAGACGAATCGGAACCAGAAGAATTTGACCTCGAACCAGAACAGGAACTCGACTTCGGAAGTTGACGATCACCTGTTTAAACATAAAGGTAAATACGGATTAGTTTTAGCATGTCTGTTATGGTTATGTACACCATTAATTGCCATGCTTGTCGTGTTTGGATTTGGTTATTTTACGAAATCAAATGCAGACAAAATCAGAAACAATAAAAGGAGAACATCATGAAAGACTTAACAGTTGAAGAAATTAACAGTAACATTGCAAACAAGACAAAACCAGTAATAAACACAATCCAGCAATCACCAAATGTAATAACAGAATTACTGAAGAAATACAGTAAGAAAGTTATGAATTTCATTTGGAGAATAATCTTGATGCCATTCATGCCAGTAGTAAATGCATGGAGGAAATCATGAATGCAAACAGATTTGCATGGATCGTATTAGTAACATGGACGTTAGTGGGTTCACATCTGTTAATGTACAATTACTGGTAAACTAAACATGTGCTGGTGAGGGGCACGACGGTGCGATGGTGGTGGAGGCTCGAGTATCAGCAATAGCCAGCACATTAACAAACAACAGAGAAGTTAACATGAATGCAGAATTAAAAAATAATAGGCAAAACGAAATAGATGAAATGCTAACTGATACAGGCAAAAAGGAAATGGCAATTCAACATGAATACGAAGATAAAGTATCAAATGCAATAAGTACTGTATGGAACAGTGCAATAAACTTAGAAGCACATGGATTCATAGATTATGATGCAACTTACTTAGTTTTTGCACTAGAAAAATTCAAAAAAGAATTTGAATACGCAAATGAAAGAGACAGAAAACGTTGGGAATAGCAATTAATAATGTAACAAGTGTTTGGTGAGGATGTTGGAATAGTGGTCGAGGAGCGTGCAGTGTAGCCAGACACTTGTTTACATTAATTTTTTTACAACACAAACTGTTTAGCGAACAGCAAACAGACTTTCAAAATATTTTGTCATGGAGCGACTATGGAAGAAATTACAAACATTGAAACATATAAAAACATGAAAGAAGACGCAAGGAAAAAGAAACTCATTGAATATGCAAACAATTTAGTACTCGAATCAATAGAATTACATATCCAGAAATGCATTTCAGAAGGAGACTTAGAAAAAGGTCAACGCCTGGAAGACATCCACGAAGTATTAAAAAGCAAACATGAAACAATAGGAGAAACCAATGAGCAATGATCAAGAAAATATGAAGCGAATACAAGAAGAATCAAGTGTTAACACACTGGTACATCAGTTATGTTCAGAGATGTTAACAATGAAAAAAGAGTTAAGTGAACTAAAAGAAGAAATCAAAATGGCAGTTTTAGAAAGAAAGGAGGTGGTCGACGATATTTACAGATTTGTAGATAGTAGAACAAGAAAGATAACAACATCTGAAGAAGCAGTTGCTCGTTTAGGTAAAGCATTAACTGGAGATAACCATGAAAAGGAAAGAGAATAAGCATTGTCCCATGTGTGGGGCACAGTTGGATCTGCAACCAGGTCCGCTAATGAGGGAAGGTGGCAAAACATTCTGTAATGCAACTCATGCATATGAATACAGAATAAGCCAGGAACCAGTAAGTAAACAGAAACAAATGGGAGGTATATAATGTTACAACCAGCACCAGAAGAAGCAGTATATTTTAATGATTATGCTGCACTAAAAGACTACGTTGAAGATGACAGTTCACAAACTAGGGTACATAGATTGAATTACACATATGGTGATACTTTCTATATGCACGATGACAACGTATTAGTACATAAACCACATCATTCACACTCATTCAATAACTATAAATACACTGAGAGTGCAATAAAGAAACTGTTCACCATACTAGGTTGTGGATCTCTATACGCAAGTATGAACCTAGATTCCAGCTTCGGCATGGCAACAGCATACATTAACAACATACTTTCGCCTAAGAATCCATATGTTAAAAGACTCAATGGATATAATTTCATTGAAACAGGGGGAACAATCATAGGATTTTTTAGTCAGAAATACTCATATGTTAAAAACTCTGAAGTTCTCAATGAGGCATGTGATTTAATGCAACTTGATAAAGGAAATTCATTCTCATTTGCAGAAGCCTCAGTTGTTAACACAAAGATGAAATTACGTGTTAAACAGGATTATACAGGCTTCAAACTGCGTGATGATAAGGAAGACATCTGCACATTAGGTATCGAGCTTCGTAATAGCCACTTAGGAGATACTGCGCTTAGTACAAGGATTTACACGTATCGTCTTATTTGTTCAAATGGTGCTATAGCGAACAGCAATAAAATGAAGAATCGCCTGGTACACAGAGGTGATGCAGGAAACAGAATTGGCGAGATACTGCATGATGTTAACAGAGGATATGAAGAAGTTAAGTATCGCATTGAGAAGCTGCTCACGATACCATACAACTTCCTCAGTGATGAAGGATTAGAACCTTCAACATCAAAGAGTATGCTTGAGATGAATGCACCTGTAAGGGTGCTACCCGAGATGACTGAGAGTAATTGGTATAGCCCAAACAAGAAGTTTAAAGATGATTATACCAAGTCTCATCAACTCAAAGCATCTGCATATAATTTGGATCAAAGCCATGTTAGATATCCAGGTGTATGTTCAAATATATTCGGATCAGTATATAGAAAGGGTGAACGCAGTTTGTATGATTGGACCGAAATCTTTACAGAACGTGCTAATCACGAATCCTATTCTATCAAAGAGAAGGAAGAAATACAAGAAAATGTTGGTGATTTAGTGGAATATTTAGCTAAGAAATCAACATTATTAAATTAGGCACAGCTGAGTCGTGCCTTGAGGCAACATGGAAGTTGCATAGGAGGTATATCTATTGAAATAGAGGTGGTTGGAGGTGCTTGGGTAGCTGGCAAGAAGTGCCATACAGATTCGTGAGGTCTGAATCCTTAATTTGGATTCGTAAAAGTGGGTGAACACTTTGGCTTTACCTGTATAAAAAGTGAGTCCGAGCAAGGAGGTTAGCTGGATAGATATGCTTCTAGGGTTAGGGGTGGGTGCGCACAAAACAATCGGGATAGTACTAATAGGATTTTTTGTACGTCTAAGGCTTAGACGTATTGACTAATAAGCTGGTGAGGAGAGATAATATGCGGATGCTACTTTGTAGCGTGGAGGGGCAACGAGCAAAGCTGTGTAGCCAGTTTATTACTATATATAAACAATTAAACAAAAAAGGAGAATATGGGTTTAGATATGTTTGCATACAGTGTGGATGAAGAAATGCATCCATTATCGCCAGAAGGAGAAAACGAACTAGATGAAGCCAGTTATTCATGGCGTAAACATACAAAGTTACATCAATGGATGAATGACTATTACCATGAAGAAGCAGAAAAAGGTAACATTACTGTCTCTGATGAACATAAAGAACAAATGTGGGCAGGAGAATTTAACTGTATCCCACTATATTTGCCTATAGACAAGTTATTTGAATTAAAATATCTCATTGAAGACGATGATCTCCCAGAAAGTGATGGAGGATTCTTCTGGGGTCAGGATTTTCAGGATGAAACAGCTGCGGATTACAAAACGCAAGACCTGGAATTCTGTGAATGGGCAATTAAAGAAAGCGACAATGGTAATTTTGTATACTACAGTTGTTGGTTTTAGTAATGGTTGCGATTCTTGCGATTTATAAAGGTGCTATACAAGTTACGATATTGGGCTTTGATGCATCTTGACACTATGTTGGTTGTTGTGTAAAGTTAAGATACATGACAACCAATATAGGAGAATCTATGGATATGAAAGAACAATGTGATGTATTCAACATCAAACTTACTGAAATCGCAGAAGACACTGGTTTCAGTTTACCATATGTAGGCATGGTTATTAGTGGGAAACGTAATAATGCCCAGATAATATCAGCTGTACATATGGCTATTGAAATGAAGAAAAAGCAATTAAGAAACATTATTAACTAAAGGAAATATGAAAGAAACAGTGATCTACACTAAAAAACAGTTCGATCCAAGTGATAATGAAGCAAGACGTAATGTAGTTGGAAGTTCAGATGCTCCAGTTATTACAAGGACAGCACCATTTCAGAATCAGATCCACAATACCTGGTTAGGTCTATGGCAGATCAAGACAGGGAAAGCAGATGCACCAGACTTAACAGGCAATGAAGCTGTTGAGTGGGGTATTGATTTAGAGGATACTGTGCGATTTAGAGCAAAAAAGCATCTTGGAGTCGAATTACGTAAGGCAAAAGAAACCTTTTATCATAAGAAGTACCCATTTATATGCGCACATCCAGATTCCATTATTAAAGGAATTAAGGAAATAGGCGAAATTAAGTGTCCAGGTATGGGTACAATGATGAAAATGGGAGAAAACCTGGAAAACTTTCTTGAATCATATAAAGCACAGGGTGTTCATCAGCTTCTAGTAATGGATAAGATGAAAGCTGTACAGTTTTATGTACAATACCCTCAAAAACGCTTAAAAGTCTTCAGGATGGAAAGAGACGACAGAGTGATAGATAAGTACCTCCAACTCGTTTTAGCCTTCTGGGACATGGTTGAGAAAGATATTCAGCCAGAACCACAAACTGAAGTGGAAACTAATGCTGCATTTTTCAAACATAAAGAAGAATATATGCCTTTTGACAGTAAAATTGCTGAAAAGGTAAGAAAAGTTATGGATATTGAAATTGCAGAAGCACGTATGGCAGAAGAAAAGAAAGAATTGCGTACAGAAATTAAGAAAGCAATTGGATCCTATGGCGGTATGACCTGGGATCTCTCCGAAGATGACGTTCAGGTACAGCGTTATAAAAGACCCACCTTTAATGAGGACAGCTTCTTTGAGAAAGAAGATCCTGAAACCATACAATCATTTACTGTTCCAACAGTAGATAAAGCATTATTAAGGAAAGAAAACAGACCACTGTATGATAAACATGCAGATTTGAAGGAAATAACTCGCTTGGTATTACCCAAGAAGTAATCACGTAGCTTAGATATTAAGCTGTCGCAAGGGTTCTCAACTTCATCTGTTACCTTGCCATTCATGAGCAGTCAAGCAATACGGTAATTAGGATCACCTAGGAGAACTTATTTACCCACGCTGTATCTAGGCTACGACATTTTAAACAATCAATCAAAAAAGGTTAACATGGTAGAACACGCAAATCCAATGACAATGATAGATCAGAATGCAATTGAAGCTGCATTAATGGACGGTGATCTCAGTAGATTAAGTGCTGAAGAGAAACTGTCTCATTACCAGATGGTATGTAAGACTGTCGGGTTAAATCCATTAACAAAACCATTCCAATACATCACGTTAAATGGTAAATTACAGATGTATGCACTAAAAGGTGCTACTGACCAGCTGCGCAAGATATATAAGATTGACTGCGAAGTTGTTAACACAGAAACAATTAATGGTTTATATATTGTCCGAGTAAAAGTTAAAGATAAATATGGAAGGGTAGATGAAGATATGGGATTCGCAAAAATAGAAAACTTAAATGGTGATGCTCTGGGCAATGCAATGCTTAAAGCAGTAACAAAAGCAAAACGAAGAGCAACACTGTCTATGTGTGGTCTTGGAATGCTTGATGAAGATGAAGTTAAATCAATTCCTGCACAAGCTGTACGTCAGGAAACTGATCTCAATGAGCAGATCGAAAAACAGCTTAATGTTGTTAAGTCTGTAAGTGAAATCCCGCCTGAAGTTGAAGAGAAAATACAGGAAAAAACTGAGGAACATCATACCCAGGAAGGATATAAAGTAGATATTCTCATTGAACTGGAAAGACTTCTAGGTTTTGACATCACACATATGATTGTTAATGAAGCCACTAAAGAAGAAATACAAGAAAAGGCAAAGAAAAACCTTAAGGGTTTTACAAGTATGTGTGACTTCTATGTGGAAAACAGAGATATCTGGAAAAAGGAATTTGAGAGTGAGCCAGAACTATTTGATGAAATACATGGGTTCTGTGTCCAGATCAAAGAATATTTTGAACCCTGGATCGGTGAAAAGGAGGATGAATGACTGTTAATGTTAATCCAATAAAACGTGCAGAATACATTAAAGGTATCATTAAATGCAATGATACAATCATGGAATATTTTAGGCAGGATATACAAAAAAGGAAAAATTCGTACAAGCCTAAATTAAAAGACACCCTAGAACATAGAAAAGCTATCCATAATATATTGAAAGATATATTAGAAGAAGAATTGTTAATATTACATGTTCGGGAGGCTTCATGAAGAAGAATGACATTCCAGACTGGTTAAACAAAGAAGTATGGTCAGCATTTAAAAAACATAGGAATAAATTAAGAAAACCTATGACTGAACGTGCAGAGTTTCTAGTAATGAAAAAACTTGATGAATCAAGAGTTCAACATGGTCTTGATCCTAATGCATTACTAGATGAAGCCATCGAAAAAGGATGGTTAACAGTTTATCCAAAGCCTCAACACAGGCAGATCCAAACTAACTATGATGTACCTCCTCCTCAATACAGGGGGAGTGTACTTAATCCTGATTACCAGGAATGGTTAGCAAACAAAGAATTCGAGGAGTTAAATGGAACCGACAATTCATCCCCAAGTCAGGAAGCTCGTCACAAGGCTTTGCGAAGCGTTCAACGTGCCAATTTCGAGCATAAAGTTGCAGATCTGGCAGGAGAAATTGAAAACTCCAAACCCAGACGTCTTAACTGAAACCTATAATTTATTAACTGATGGCAAAGGACAGCATCATAAGATGCCTACTATTGCAGAATTCATGTCTTTATATAAGGAACGTGAAAAAATCTTTATACAACGACAGAATTTACAGATTGCTGAAGAATTTCCTCAGTCATTAGATAAATCTATCAGCAAACAAAAATTCAGAGAAATTCTCGATCAATTAACTACTGGACAGTCCAATGTGTCAAGGACACCTGGTGAACGTAATTTATGTTCTTTTCCTCATGATTTTAAAGAAAAAGGTCAAAAAGGACGAATTACTAGAGATGACCAGGGTAAAGACTGGGTTCAGTACTTCTAAAATGCTCAGATCGCTCTGTATGAGAAGGAAATGGATGTCCCCTAGTGATCATATGGGGCGATTTGACATAATTCAAACTAGATATGAAAAGGGAAGGAAATTATGAATGAACTAAAAGATAAAGATTATCGAATTGAGATTAAAGTAAAAAATAATGTGCTATATAAACTTATGCTCTCTAAAGGTATAGAGACTATTGCAGAATTATCTAGATTATCTGGACTTGGATTACCACGTTTATATCAATATATGAATTTAACAACTATTCCATATGCAGAAAGTAAATACGCAAAAGTCAAAGAAGGTGTGTTTAAACCTAGTGCAGAAAAATTAGCTGATTTCTTAAATGTTACTGTATATGAAATGTTTCCTGTCCAGCATTTAGATAAACCTTTGCTTACAAACAAAGCTGAATCTGAAATGTCATTTGAAGAGTTAGGTCAGTATGTGCTCCCCGATTCAGGACAATCTATATTAGAAGATGGTCTATATGGACCAGAACAAATAGTTTTTGAAGGACAAAAACGTGATGCTGTGGATGAAATGCTTAAAACATTAACTAAAAATGAAGAAACAGCAATACGATTGTATTATGGTTTTGATGGAAATAAAGAAGAGATATTGAGTGAAATAGGAAAACATCTGGAACGACACCATCCTCATCTTTCTTCTGAACCATTAACAAAAGAACGTGTACGTCATATATTAGCTAAAGGATTAAGAAAAATGAGGCATAAAACAAGAGCAGATAAATTAAGAAAATTTTATTAGAAAGGAATATATGCTTCAAGATATACCTACAATGACTCCAGTAGCTAGATTAAATATTCCTCCATGTCCTAAACCTAGAATGACAAAAGCTGATCGCTGGCGTAAAAGGCAAAGTGTATTGAAGTTTTTTGCCTTCAGGGATGCAGTAAGGCAATATAAGGAGAGTAAAGTTGTCTTACAAAGTTCTTATCATTCTCATCACTTGGAATTTGAATCATTTGAGATTGAATTTCATGTTCCTATGCCTAAGTCATGGAGTAAAAAGAAAAAAGGATCTATGAATGGTTCTGCACACCAACAAAGACCTGATCTTGACAACTATCTAAAGGCTTGGAAAGATTCGGTTTATGAAGAAGATGCTATTGTGTGGAGAGTAAAGGCATCTAAACTGTGGACTGATGGAACAGGACACATAATAATAAAGGAAATATGATGGAATATGAAGTAAAGAAACTATGGAAGGGTCACCTAGTCTCACTTCGAGACTATACTGTTAACAAAGGAATCAAGGAAGGAGGTATCACAGTCAAACATAACAATGAAACCATGTTCTTATCCCCTGAGACTTTAAAGAATGGATCAGAACAAACTAAAGAGGTGAAAAGCAAGTACAAAGATGGTCAAACCTATAATCTGGTGGACTATCGCTGGAAACCTGATGATGAAACTCAAGAAGAATTACCATTTTAGAAAGGAAATTATGAATAGATGGCATGGATTTGGTTGGGTAGCGCAAGCACCTGATCATGGACAAACAAATACAGGAACTCAGTATTGCAACTTCTCAATTGGAATACATGAAACTAGAAGGAAGAAAAATGAAAATCAGAAATCTTTCTTCATTGACTGTGTTGCATATGGAGATACAGCAGAATGGCTTAAGTCTGTAGGACAGGGCAGCCAGATTGTTATTGAGGATGGAGAGATCCAGGAACAAACCTGGAAAGATAACCAGGATCGCTGGCAAAAGAAAATACGTATCCTAATTCACAAGTTTATTGCTCCAGAGGTTTTTAAGGGCAGTAAAAAGAATCGTGAAGCTGGTCAGAACCTAACTATGGAAGAAGCTAAAGATCAAATGGCTTCAACATTCCCATAATCTAACCTGTCCATAGTGTCCATAGTAAAATCATATACTTAATTTATTATTATGAAATTAAAAGTACTATGGACATGTGGACACTATAACCATCTTAATAGGAGATTATATGAAAACAAGTGAAATAGGAAAGCACTTTGTTATGCGTAAAAATACTCCTGCAGAGAATAAGTATATTGATATGCTTATTAAGGAGGGAGAAAGTAAATATGGGAAATCAGACGCACACGGTCATTTAGTACAAGATTATGTACATAATAAACTTGTAGCAGAAGGAAAGCGTTTTAAAGTCCCTCTAATTCCTGGAGAATTGGTTGGATATAAACCGAAGAATGTTTAATGGAGAAGAATTATGAGTAAACAATCACATAAACATCCATTTAAAGCAAGTATGTCTTTAAATAAAGATCAATTAGATAAAGACAAACTACGAACAGAAGTTAAGAACGCTACGATAGAGTACCTTAAAACAAATAAGATACACTATCAGGCTAATTCCCCTAATGGGAAGGTAACATCAGTAGGAATACGAGATTTAGGATCTTATTCTGATTCTGCTGAATTTTATTATCTTGAAGAGTCTCTTGAGACTAATTATTAATAAGACCACATTGTAGGTCTAGGGTGTTTATCATCAGAGAGTGTGTCTATGTGAATAAATCTCTTTGCATGGGTGCCTCTCTGAGATATTCCAACTCCACTTACTCCATGTTTCCTCGCAATATCAATTAATCTTAATGCATCAGCTCCTGCAATAAGAATATCACTTGCCTGAGTACCATTAGTTCTAGGAACGTGGGGTCCATTCTTTCCAGTTGAACTCACTTGCATATTCCTCTTGGCACAGCGTACTCCACTTGAAATTCTCAAAGGTCTTTGCATTTCATCTCTTATATTCTGTAATATAGACATGAAGTCAGGATCCATTGAGTCCTCACCGCAGCCACAGCTGCACATCATTTCCGCACTACTAAAATTTTTAGTAAGCATCATAGCTAGTCCTCCTATTACTAACCCATTGAATTGTCGTCTAGTACCAACCCACATGGGTTAATTACACTAAGAAGTATTACTTCTTGTGTCCCAATGATTCTTTTAGCATCTTGACTAACTTATCATCTACATCACTGTCAGTCTTTTTTGCTAAAGTTTCTAATAATAATATTATGACTTTTTCGATAACTTTACTGTTACCTAGAAATGATAAAGCCATACTTTTTACTACTCCTGCAATAATAAATGGCATTATTTCTCCTTTATAATATCTAATTGTTTGAGTATTTCATACTGTGATCCTTGAATAATTTCTAGCTTTTCAGTATGCCAGTCCAATTTCTCATGAATCTTTGTAAGCTGGTATTCCATAACAGCAACTTCTTCACTCATACTCCATACTTCAGAATGGATTGTCCAGACCCAAGCAGTTATGAACAATACAAAAGCCCAATGCCACATCTTACTAGTCATCATTAGTGCGAACCTATATTGCGACCAACTTGTATGCGTAGGTCTGTTAAAGTTGTTTCTACCTTTTCCATCTGGCCCTCAAACTTTTCTTCTGCCATATGAAGATGTTCAAGGTGAATTGTGTGTTGCTGTATTATTTCATCAAGCTCTAAAACGGTTGTAAATAACCATGTTACAATGGACAAAAGTAAAATGCCCAAAACTGGCGTACCAATTTTGACGACATTGTGTTCAAAAACTGATTGCGCTTTGCCACCATTATCATCCATTACAATTCTCCTTTTCTGTAAAGCCATTCAGTCCTTAAAAATTGTAATTAACTGGTTTAGTCTTTTTTTTCTTCTGTTTAATTGACATATGCTTAGTTACTTGTACTTCTTCCACTTCTTCTTTAGGATTTACTGCCTTATCAAAATGTTCGATAGTAAGTTTATCATCTGAACCAGTTTCTTCCTTCCATCTCTCTACTCTTTCATTATCTCTTTCTGATGGTTTAAATAGAAACTTCTTTATCTTATTCCACATCGCAATCTACATTCCTGTTAAATTGTACACATTGCCAATAAGGTCTTACATAATCACGTTTATAAGAATTCGTACCTTTGTATGGCTTTTCATCAACAGTATAGCCTGTTAGAACTGCCGAAGAACTACAAGCTGAAAGTAAAAAGAATATTAAGCTAAGTCTTACCATTCATGTGTTCCTCATGTTCCTGATCTCTTTTGTCTTTAAACCAGTAATCGGTGATTTTGACAAGTATTGCAACATACGTTCCCACAAGGATATTAACCAGATCACGACTCGCCTCTTGAACTTCTGCATAGAATAATAGGTAGAGCAAAATAAGAAACGTAACTGCATTGGCAACCGATATAATGAATCTCGCCCAGAAATTAAGTAGTTTCCTATTCTCCAGTGGATCTCCACCGCCACCGAATAGAGTTTTGTGGTGTTCTTCATCTGGTGCTGACTCTAGTTTTAGATTGTGTGTATCTTTCCCTGCCATCCATTATTTAATTTACCATTTACCTATTGGACACGTTGCAGCTTGCAGTTTGTTTTTTATGTTCATAAAACAACCACATTTTTTACAGGTTGTAGTGCTTTTTATATATTCATCACAGGTTTCACAAATATCTTTTCTTGTTTTAACAGTTTCTTCATCAGCTCTAGCAACAGATATAGCTTTTATTTTATCTAATATTACACCCATAATTATCCTGGCAACTCAACCGCAGTTACATTGTTATCTGAATCAAATGTTATTGCAGTATGCGGAACTAGCAACATAGCATACGGAGGGTCATTAGTTTTCATTAATCCACTAAGTCCAGCATAATGATCTTCATCCAGAGGAACTTTAACCCATGCTCCATCTTCCCAAACAAAATGTGATGGTTCTGGCGGATTACCATCGCTATCATTATTGAACCCAAGTGTTAAACTCCCTACTCCTAAACAATAAATTTTTTCGTCAGCCATATTTACCTTTATGTATATGCACCAGCTATTGTACCATTATTAGTAATAGTAACACTAGAATGGTTCCCATTAAGTATTGAATATCCAGCAGCACCCGAACTTGCTGTTCCGTAATTTCCTCCTGCGGTTCCTGAACTTCCTGAACTACCAATATTACCAGTAGCACCAGTATTACCAGAACTCCCTGTATTTCCAGTTGCACCGCCATCACAACCACAAGAACCATAAGTTCCACAGTCTCCGCACCCTGCAGAACCTCCTCCTGCTCCACCTGATCCACCGCTTCCTGAGCCTCCACCACTTCCACTACTTCCAGTTGAACCACCAGCACCAGAAGAACCTGCATCTCCAGTAGTATTATTACAAGATACTAAAGCACCAGAGCAACTGTTTGTCCATCCTGCTCCAGCACCTCCAGCACCTCCATCACCTCCAGCTCCTCCGCTACCACCAGAACCACCAGTTCCTCCTGTACCTCCTGATCCTCCTGCTCCACCACAACCAAAACTATTACAGATACTAAAACAAACTACTCCAAAAGGCCATCCCCAATCGGATAAAAAGTTTCCCAAATATGCTCTACCTCGACCGCCTGTTCCGCCTGTGCCTCCAGTTCCACCTTGTCCTCCTGTACCTCCTGTACCTCCATTGCCTCCTGCGCCTCCATTGCCTCCTCCACCGCCTCCAACAATGTATCCTCCAGAATTTACAGTGACATTAACTTCTCCACCAGTATAATCTATATTTAATGCATGTGTTCCAGCACCTCCCGATCCACCAGCGCCACCAGCACTTCCAGATGAGCCACCACTACCACTTGAACCTGATGAGCCTCCTGAACCTCCTGATCCATTAAAATTACTATGGCTATTACATCCCAAAGATAACCCTCCCATACTATATCCACATCCACCAGAACCGCCTCCGCCTCCGCTTCCGCCAGAGCCTCCTGATCCACCGCTACCTCCACTTCCTCCGCTTCCTCCAGCACCGTTTGTGCCACCAGTACCCATAATATAACTGCCACTTCTTACAATAATATTAATTACCGTATCAGCAGCCCATCCAGAACCAGTAGATAGTCCATATTGACTTGTACTTCCAGTTTTTGAATATAATCCTATTCCAGTTGTACCATCACCTACATATGCAGTAATAGTACCAGCTTTTGCAACATCCCATCCTAATCCAACAGCTTTAGTTTGTAAATTTGCATGTTGTTCATCAGCAGTATATGTCAGCTCCATTTCCTGACCTGCTTTTAGACCTCTATGATGTCTAACTAACATTAGCTAAAATCCTGTCCAACAGTTGCACCATACCATGTTGATCCTCCATCGTATGTTGTAAAACTTAATATATCTACTTTATCCGCTCCAGTAGTAATATCTGGTCCTGATCCTCCTGCCCAATCTATATTAGTTCCATTACTGACAATAGTAGACCAAACAAAATTCCGTGTGGTTGTTGTAGAACCTTGCACTATTTTCATTACAAAGTTTGAAACCATGCTTGAGGTAGCATCTGGATTTGATATTGTAAATGTAACACAATTCCCTGTCAGTCCTTCTAAGTCTACTTCAAAAAAGTTTCCTGTTGATAAATCTACTGTTACTACTGTAGTACCTACTGTTGAAGTACCAATCTTTTCTGTAACTCCTTTGTCAAATGCAATATGACCATTTGTAGTGGTTGTAGTAATGACCTTATCTTTAACATCCAGATTACCACCAAGTTCAGGAGCAGTATCAGTACTTAGAATTGTAACATCAGAAACAGCAGCAAAAGAAGTACCATTCCATATTTTTAAGACATTTGCAGTAGAATCATATACTAAATCTCCTTCTGCGATTGGGTTTCCACCACCATCTTGTGTAGGAGTAGTAGCAAAATCATGTATTTGATATAAATCTGCAAAATTATCAACATCGGTAATATTATTTGCAACTGTAGTTACTTTATCATCTATATCTCCAACTAGTTTTAAATAACCAGATGAAGGATCTGCCATAGTAGTTGTTCCTAATAATGCAAGATGACCAGTAGATGCGGTAGACATTGCAGGAGTACCAAGTCTTCCAACTTCATCATCTAATCCTGCTACTGTTGATACATCTGCTCCATTAGTCCCAATGTTAGCAACAGTGGTTACATCTGCACCATTAGTACCAAGTGCCGCGACATCACTTACATCTGAATCTATAGCACCAACTTTCGTCACATCTGCTTCTATATCAGAAACTTTTTTAAGATACCCAGTTGATGGATCTGCCATATCAGTAGTACCAAGTATTGCTAAATCTGCAACAGCAGCAGCAGTACCTAATCTTC